CACGATGATGGCCGCGACGAAGGTCGGGTTGGGGTTGAACTGGATCATGATGGCCGTCGATCAGATGCAGAAGATGCGCAGTTCGTCGTTCAGCGTGCTCGGGCGCAGCGTCATGCCCAGCTTGTCGATCAGCACCGAGCCTTCAGCCTGGTCTTCCACGCTGGTGATCACGCCCACCGGGGCATAGATGCCCACCTTCTTGGTGCTGGTCGAGCCGTGCACAAAGCCGAAGGCGCGCGACGTGCCGGCATGCATATCGGCCTTGAAGGCCGCATGCTGGGTGCCGCCAAAGTCGGCAGCGACCGTGGCGGCCGGGCTGCGGCCGTAGATGGCCACCGATTCCTGCGTGACCAGTGCCAGGTCCTGCACGTCGTTGGCCATGTCGATCTCGACCGACTTGAAGTTGTAGTTCGAGCCGCCCGTCAGCACGCCGGCCGAGTACGTCACCGCACCCATCGACAAGCTGGTGGTGAAGCTCGGGCCGATCGCCTCGCAGCGGATCCAGGGCGTGAGCGTGGGCACCACCGGTGCGCTGGCCACCACGCTGGACACCAGACCCTGGAAGTCGAAGTCCAGGCTGGGCACCTGGCCGACCACACACGAGAACTTCACGTTGCCGGCGGTATAGACGAACTTTTCCAAGCGCCCGTTGTAGTACGCCCAGATGGTGGCCGTCTTCAGGCCGGTCGAGGCCGGCTGGTAGTCCACCCGCGTCGTGGCCGTCAGCGTTTCAGCGAAGCCGCAGGCCTGCAGCGCCTTGCCCCATTGCGGCGCCGTGCCCAGGGTGCCGCTGGCCTGCATCTCGACACTGAACGAGATGGAACCGCGCCGGTACACCGGGATCTTGTCCACCGCAGCGAAGCCGCCCACGATCACGTCGCGGTCGGCAAAGGTCTCGTCGATCTTGCAGCTCAAGTTTGTGACCCGGATCGCCACGGCGTCCGCGACGTTGGTGGGGGCGGCATCGGTGCCACTGGTGGTTTCCAGCTTCAGCAGGATGACGCTACTTTGAATTGAACCGGCCATGTTTCAGCTCCAGTGAGGGACGTGATGGGGTGGGGTGTGGGGATGGGGCGGTGCGCGATCAGGCCGCAGCGGCCTTGCCGGCCTTGCGCGTGCTGATCGGCGGCGCGTCCGCGGCCGGGGTGGCCAGCGGGTCGGCGGACGGGTCCTGCGGCGCCGGGTCGGCCCCCCAGTCCAAGCCGGCACCGCTGGCGGTGGCAGCGTCAGCCGGCGTCAGGCCGCCGTCGGCGTCACGCAGCCAACTGCCGCCGCTGGGCGGGTTGAGTTCGACCTGGCGGCCGTCGGCGTCCAGTTGGGGTTCGATGCGCTTGGGCATGCAGGGCTCCATGTTCAGTGGGTGAAATAACGTGTCAGTGCCGGGGGTCAGGGCCTGGGTGTCAGGGCTGCGCCCACGGTCTCGTGCGTCACGGTCAGGCGGCGCTGCACCACGGCCCAGGCGGGCTGGCCTTCGACCAGGCCCCAGCGCAGCACCGGGTCCAGGTCGATGGCGGTGGCGCCGATGGCGGCCGGTGCCAGCGTCGTCAGCCGGCCGTGGATCAGGCCCACCATCTCGTCCAGCGCCGCGTCCATCAAGTCGCCCGGCGAAGCGCGCACCTTGCAAGACACGGTGAACAAGGTGTCCCAGCTGCGCGGTGCGCCGGCGCCGGCCAGCGGCGTGTGGCCGCGCGATTCGACGATGCGGATCTCGACCTGGCGGGTCGACTGGTCGACGCTGGTGCTGCCGTCAAAGCCGGCACGGATCGGGCCGGCCACCAGCGTGGGCGTGGCTTCGAGCAGCGCGACCAGGGCGTCCTGGATCAGCTTGAAGGCGGTGCTCATGACTCGCGCCCGAAGACCTTCGAGCCGGCGCTGAACAGCACCGGGCCGGCGCCGCTGATGGCCGGTGCCGCAGCCGGCGCGATCAGCACCACCGTGCCCCGGGCCACCTGCAGCAAGTAGGCCAGCGCGTCGTCGTAGTCGCGCCGCGCCTGATCGTCGGCCGAGCTGCCCAGCAGCCGATACCAGGCGATCGAGCAGGCATGCACCTTCAGGATGGCCGGATAGGCGCTGAGCGGCAGCTCGACCTTGCCCAGCAAGTAGGCGTCGATCTCGGCGTCGGCGTTGGCCAGCTTGGCCGCCAGCATGCTGGTGCGGATGCCGCCCACGGACGGGGCCTCGATGTCGCTGAGCTGGGCCAGGCGGGCCGAGCCGTAGCGGTCGACCATGTCTTGCTGGGTGGCGTAGCTCATGGCGGGGCCTGGGTGGGATCGTTCAGGCCGCCACCGGTGCCGGTGCGATCACGCGGCAGTCCAGCAGCGGCTGGGCGACATCGGATGTCAGCGCCACCATCTCGCCCGGCACATAGAGCACCTGGTCGTGCTCCAGCGGGCTCAACACCTCGTAGGTGAGGGCGGCGTCGTTGTTCTTCTTCGGGCGGGTGGCCATGTTCGCCCCTGCTTACGCGACCGCGTTCTGGACGAAGTAACCCATGTCCGGCGCGGCGATCACTTCCTTCACGCGCTCGCCCACCCGCACGATCTCGCCGCCGGTCAGGCCGCGCTTTTGCTCGTTCAGGTTGCCGGCGATGCGCCCGCCCCACTGGGCCGTGAAGCCGAAGGTCACACCGGCCTGCGGGCCGGCCGCGCGGTCGCGGTAGAGGAAGGCGATGTGCTTGCCCCACACGCGGCTGTTGGCCACGGTCTGGCCCTTCTTGGCCGTGTTGACGAAGCCCGCACCCACCAGCACCTCGTTGAGTTCGAAGAAGTCGGCGAACTCCTGGCGGCTCACCATGCCCGCGCCCTGCGCCGTGCCCTTGATGGCCTGCACCAGCTTGGGATGGCGGCGCGTCTTGGTCCAGGCGGCCTGGCCGAACACGGCGATGTTGGGGCGGTAGATCGGCACGTCCAGGATGTCGCCAATGCCGGCCACCGGGTCGCTGTTGGCGCCGTCGCTGTACTGGCCCGTGCCCGACAGCGTCACCGTGTTGGTGTAGTTCGCGGCATTGAACACGGCGTTGGCCACGCGGATCTCGCGCGCCAGCATGATCAGGTTGGTCAGGTAGCCGGTGGCGGTGCCGCGCGGGTCGATGCCCTGGTTGTCGGCATCGATGTCCTCGTTCGGGATGAAGTCATCCAGGCCGTAGTCGACGCACTTGTCGATCTGCTCGGTGGCGTTGAACTCGACCTCGGTGGGCGAGCTCTTGCGTCCGACCTTGGTGTCGGGCACGGTGTAGCCGCTGGCCAGGTCGTACTTGAGCCACTTGAACTCCTGCGCCGTGGGCGTCAGGGGCAGCACCTGGTCGGCGATCAGCGCGACATCCGGGTTACGGTAGGCCAGTGCGACCGCAGTCAGCACCGGGTTGATGGGGAACGGACGAATGGCCATGTGGGCAGCTCCGGTGAAAGTGGGTGGCGACGGGTCGCGGGGGTGTCAGGCTGAAAGGGCGGCGGCCAGGTCGTCAGCCCTGCATCACGCTGGGCTGCACCAGGATCTCGGCCACATCGCCCACGACGCCGCTCTGGCGGGCGAAGCCGATCAGGCGCACGTTCGAGCCGGCTGCCGGTGCAGCCGTCACGGCGCGCCCGCTGGCGTCGCTGGTGAGCGGGTCACCGCGCGCCACCGTGCCGCCCAGGGTCACGTCGGCCAGGCCGAACATCACCACGGCGCAGCGATCGCCCGTGGCAGGCGCCACACCTTCGACCACACCGATCAGCTTGTCGGTCGCGGCCGCAGCGGCGGCGGCGAAGTCATCGGTCGAGCCGGGCTTGACGATGCGGTAGGCCGCGATCGCGGCTTCGGCCACGTATTCCTTGTCCAGCAGGGACTTGCTCATGAGGGATCTCCGTCAGGGGGTCGGGGTCGCGGGTGGGTCGGCGGTCAGGCGTCGGGCGCTGCGGCTTATTCAGCCGCCGGGGCCGGGCCCTTGTTCACATGCATCACGGCCTGGGCGGTGCTGATCTGCACGCCGGCCGCCAGCTGTTCGGCCTGGTAGGCGCGCGCCTTGCCGGCCAGGGCTTCGGCGTTCAGGCCGTCGTCCTGGGTGCCGCCCGGCGCCTTGCCACCGGTCTGGCTGTGCAGCGCGGCCACGCTGGGTGCGCCGGCCACATAGCCCTGCAGCAGCGTCAGGTCGCGCTTGCCCAGGTCGGTGGCCCAGGCCTTCTGGGCCGGCAGCAGCTTGCCGGCGCTCAGGGCGGCCTGCACCACCTCGTCGACCTTGGCTTCAGCGGCCGCAGTCGTCAGCGTGGCCAGCTGGCTTTGCAGCGCGGCGATGGTGGTGGCCGTGGTGGCGTCGGTGCCCTGGGCCTGGGTCTGCAGGGTGGTGATGGCGGCCAGGGCAGCCGTCACATCGGCGCCGTCCTTCAGGCCCAGGGCCGTGGTGATCTGGGCGCTCATCGCAGCCGCCTTGCTGCCCTTGTTGTCGGTCATCAGGGGGCAGGACGCGCAGATCGCCGCCTTGGTCGGCGTGTTGGCATCGGACTTGAGCGCGGCAATCGCGCTGAGCGCATCCGTCTCGCACGCTCCGGCCTTCAGGCCCAGGGTGGCAATCAGTTGTTCGATCAGGGTCACGGTGGGCTCCGGGTCATGGGTCAAAAACTGCGCGCTCAGGTGAGCACTCAGCGCTTGTCCGAGCGGCTCCATGCCGAGCAGCGCGGGGTAGTTGGTGACGGCGGCCATCAGCACGCCGGTGATGCGCCCGTCAGCCTTGGCAAAGGTGATGACCGGGCTGACGTAGCGGTACTCGCCAGCCTGGATGCGGGCCTGGGCGGCCTCGGTCCAGGTCACGTCGGTGGCAAACAAGCCGGTGCCGGCACGCCACACGAACTGCGTCGCCCAGCCTGCGGCTGGCGCCGGCTGGCCGTTGGCCTCGGCGCGGATGGTCTGGTGGTCGTAGTCGAAGACGAAGGCCGACTGCGCGGCCATGCGGGTCAGCTCGGCCGCCAGGCGGGTGCCGGCGGCGTCGGTGATCTTCCAGGTCTGACCGTTGCCCGGGCGGCCGTCGCGCGCGGCGAACTCGCCCGCGGGCAGCAGCTGCACCTCGGCCTGCGCCGACAGCGTCAGCGCGGCAGCGAGCAAGGCGATGTAGGCGGTGCGAGGGGCTCGGGATGGCATGCCGGCATCGTGCCGGCGGGGCCCTGCGCGGGGCAGGGGAACCGATTCAGAGATTGCCTAGGCCGCTACTGCAAC